ATGTTCAAGTGCGTTGGGCCTGCCAAATCTGTATCTTCAAACCATGCATAAACAGATATAGTCAAATTACTCAGAGTAGTAGATATGTCTTGGTTTGCATGTCTCAACTCAGCTATCTGGTAAAACCCAACGCTTCCCAACGATCTACGAGCGTCGGTGTCCTGTAAATACACATAGTCCATAGGATAGAAAAATGGTAACACCATCGTACAACTTTTTGAAGTAGTTGCATCCAAGAAAACGTGTGGACATTGAGACATAGGAATTCTGTTCAAAGCAACAAGAGGATTGAATTGAGATCTATAATCTTGTTGTTCAAACGGTAAATACGAAATCATCAACTTTCCATAGTAGAATCCGTTTCCGTTTACTATGATCTTAATATGACAAGTCCCTCGAAACAACTTATAGTTCGAAATCCTATTTGCTATTCTCTTGTTATTCAACAACAAGTTCCATGGGTCGAATTCTTGCGCGAAAAGCGCACTACCCCAGGCATATTCAGCAATCTTTACTGGGCGTGCCAAGAATTGTTGTAAAGAACAGTCTTCTGAAGTGCTTCTTATCTCAGGCATCGTTCCACCTATCCGCATCGTCTCTTCATCTGGAGTTTCCACGAAAGTCAGCACTTCTTCTTTTTGTACGCCGGATTCCATCACATATCCAGCGAAATCGAGCTCATCCAGCTCTACCTTTTTTAAAACCGAAAGGTCTTGGTTTGTCGCCTTATCAGGCCGCGCTACTACGTCTTTAGCTCTACTAACCGAACTACAGGTATTATTTTTATTGTTATATTCTTCGGTCCATTCGAACCAGTTTTTTGAATTCCACAAAAAGGAAGTCGCAAGCCTCACCATTGAGAAGGAATTCTTTTCTCTCTGGCTGGTATCCAATACGCCTCCTTGGTACTTTTCTTTCCACTGTTTTAATCTGTCATCGAAAGAAAGATTTAATGTCTGACAGAACCGTTGAAGACCGTGTTTGTCCACGATCTTTTTTATAATCTTTATTTCCTTTTCATATACCTTTCTCCCATGAAAAGTTGCTTCTAACAGGAAATTATCTACGCATTGCCCAGTCACGGCTTCTATGGACATATGCTTGGTAGGAACGTGACAGCACAACATCTTAAATCTGCTGCTGTCCACAAGTGGTGCCACCCTGCATCCAAATTCCGAATCGTACCTACCTTTACGTTTCAGAAATTCTAAATCCTCCAGTTTGTAAAATTTCACCTTCGAGTTTTTGTTCTTATGCATATCTGTAGCTTGTATTCCCAGCTCATCAAACGCTTTTAAAATAGCGGACACTGAAAATCTCGAATCATCACTAGAGCCCATGGAGTCATCTCCAAATGTGCGCAAAGTGCATACTTCATGAAATCTCCTAGTACTCAATCCCAGCAAGTAGTAAGCCATGCGGAAATTTAACGAGTTTACTATGCAGCCTAAGATCGAAGTCAAATTTATTCCAGACGGAATTATGCCTTTTAACACGGTTATATCCCCGTTGATATCACAAATCGCATTCAAGATAGCGTGCTTTATACACTTTTGAATGTTCAGCTCCTCTTGAGTTACTTTATGTAAATGTCGTCTAGGCAAAAATATAATATCCAAAGCTTCAGACAA